TACTCCAACAATAACTGCTGCAACAGGATCATTTACAACTGTTAGTGCAACTGGAGCATATCAAGTTATTGGTAAAACTTGCTTTGTTACTATAAACATATCAATTACAACTGTAGGAACTGCTGCCGGGACTATTTACGCAACATTACCATTTACTTCAGCAGCAAGAATACAAATTGGTGGGTATGGTATGGAAGTAAACTCTACAGGCAATATGCTTAAAGGATATATTCCAGCATCATCAACTCAATTACAAATAACAACATACTCTAATGGTTCAACTATTGGTGCTGGATATTCTCCAATATTGACTGTTGTTTACGAAATAGCCTAAGGAATAATCATGGAAGAAAATCAAACACCAACCTATTCTATTTTAAGAACTGCTGAGTACCCTTCTATTGGTGACCAGCTTGATGACCTTTTTAAACAAGGCGCTTTTTCTACGGAAATGGCGGCAAAAATACAAGCAGTAAAAGAGAAATACCCTAAACCGTAATATATAAATAGATAATCAACAACAAGGAGAAGATAATGGTTTTAGATTTGACAACTGAGGCAGTAGACTTTATTCAACAAGTATTGGGTGAATTACCTACCAAGACTGGTGCATTTTTGGTTATGAATGAAATTGCTCGCCAAAAGATGGAGCAAACTCCACAAGAACCACAGAATCCAGCAACGGATCCAACTGTAATAACTACAGTAAACTAAGGAAATAAGAATGGCAATCACATACACATGGTCAGTAACCGGTTTAATGGTTCAAGATGAAGGCGACTTAGATAAAGTGGCTGTAATGTCCAATTTCAGTATTTCTGGTACTGATGGTCGATATACTGGTCAAGTAAGTTATTCTGTAAATTTGCTTTCAGCAGATGCACAAAACTTTACACCATATAATGAAATTACCCAAACACAGGCTTTAGGATGGACTAAAGATGCTTTGGGTGTGGACCGTGTGGCTGCCATGGAAGATGAAGTGTCCGCACAAATTGCTAAAGCAGCAATTCCAACTCCACAACCAGCACCATTACCTTGGGCTTAATACTCAAGTAGTTCAATTGAAACAGAGGCTTAGGTCTCTGTTTTTCGTTTCCACACAAAGCATAAATACACCTATCATAGGAGGTTAATATGCCGGCTGTAAATAGTAGAGCAACTTTAAAAGATTATTGTCTAAGAAGATTAGGTTTCCCTGTCATTGAAATTAACGTTGATGATGACCAGTTGGAAGACCGAATTGATGACGCCATTCAATACTGGCAAGACTACCATTTTGATGGTCTACAAAAAGTCTATTATATTAAACGTGTGGATGCCACAGATGTTAATAACAAATACATTGATTTAAATAATGTGGTAGATTCTGCCAATGTTCCTTTGGACATTGTTGGTGTTACTCGTATATTTCCACTCCAAGATTCTCAGGCAACCATTAATATGTTTGACCTTAGATATCAACTCCGTCTAAACGAACTCTATGACTTTACTTCCGCATCATACGTCAACTATACTTTAACAATGCAACACCTACGTTCATTGGAGTTGATGTTTACTGGAGAAACTCCTATTCGTTTCCAAAGACACATGAAAAAACTATTGATTGATTGGGCTTGGGGAGCATCTGAAGCACCAGCAGGTACTATTGTTATTGCCGAATGTTATGCAACAATTGATGCCTCACTTTATAATAGAGTATGGAATGACCGTTGGATTAAAGAATATGCTACTGCATTAATTAAAAGAACTTGGGCTAACAATCTTAAAAAATTCTCAGGTCTACAATTACCAGGTGGTGTTACATTAAACGGAGATAAAATTTACCAAGAAGCGGTAGATGAAATTGAAAAATTAGAAGAACAAATGGAAACTCAATACGGTGCACCATTAGAATTTATGATGAACTAATATGGCAACAAGTGTATATTTTAATAACTACAACTCTAATGCTGAGCAAAGAGTCATAGAAGATTTAATCGTAGAGTCCATGAAGATTATGGGCTTTGATGCGTTCTACTGCCCTAATGATAATGATGTTGCTCGTGATCTTTTATATGGTGAAGATCCAGTTAAAAAGTTTCAGTCAGCATTTCCATTAGAAATGTATCTTTCTTCTGATCCATTGGATTACCTAGGTCAACAAGAGTTTTTTTCTAAATTTGGTTTAGAAATTAAAGACGTTGTTAAAGTAATGGTATCAAGACGTTCTTTCCAGCAAAGAGTGCCACAGAATACATTCAATAGACCAAGAGAAGGTGATTTAGTTTATGTACCTTTCTTAAATGGTACTGGTGAATTATACGAAATTACTTTTACTGAGCAAGCAAAAGATTTTCATATGCTGGGTAGAAAACAACCATATTTCTATGAACTTAGATTAGAGAAATTCAAATACTCACAAGAAATTATTGATACTGGTGTGGAAGATATTGACCATGTTGTTAATGATTCTGCCTACATGATTAAATTGAATACTAATGCTGGTAATGGAGGTAACTACGACATACATGAAATATGTTATCAGTCAGCCGACACTACACAAGCCAATGCTACGGTAGTTGCTGTTGTACAATCATGGACTAAAGCGAACAACGTGTTAATGGTAAGTAATATTGCTGGTGAGTTAATATCAAATAATGTAATTATTGGTGCTTCAAGTAATGCAAGACACACATTAATTAGTTACGATTCATTATTAGATAATTCATTTAATGAAACTTATAGTAATAAACTTTTACAGACAGAAGCAAATTCAATTGTTAATTTTTCTGAAACCAATCCATTTGGCACCATATAATGACTACACCAACATACAATAGAATTATTCGTAAATTAGTTGTAGGCTTTGGTAATCTTTTTAAAGATATTACTTTGGTTCGTTACAATCCAGATTTGACTGAAGCAGAAAGAGTTCTTGTTCCTATTGTATATGCCACTAAAGAATTTTATGTAAGACGTTTAGAAGATGATCCAGATTTAAGTAAAAAAATTCAAATTGCATTACCAAGAATGTCATTTGAGATGGCAGGTCTTACCTATGATGCTTCAAGAAAACAGAATACTAATTTTAAACAGTTTGCCAAAACAACGGCAGGTGTAGTATCTCAATACAATCCTGTTCCATATAATTTTGATTTTAATCTTTATTTGTATGTTCGTAACATTGAAGATGGTACACAATTAATTGAACATATCCTTCCTTATTTTACTCCAGATTATACTATTAAATTAAATTTAATTCCTGAAATGGGAATTACAAAAGAAATTCCAATCATTTTAAACTCTACTACATCTGATATTTCATATGAAGGCGATAAAGATAGTGATACAAGGATGATTATTTGGACTTTAAACTTTACAGTTAAAGGATTTATATTTGGTAAGATTAGTGAAGCAGGATTAATTAGAACTTCTATTACAAATATTTACAATCAAATTTCACCTAATGATACTGTTGTGTTTAATATGTCAGTAGCGGGTACAGGTACATATCAAACAGGCGAAACAGTATATCAAGGTTATTCTATTGGTACGGCAACAGCATCCGGTAAAGTAATTGTATGGTCCAACAATACATTACATTTAACTAATATAAATGGAAATTTTATTTCTTCTATTCCTGTGTGGGGTACTATTTCTCATGCCAATTATAACTTTACTGACTACAATGTAACATCACAAAAATCAGCTCAGTTGGCAGAAATTATTGTTGTGTCAAATCCGACTACGGCTAATTCAAACGGACCTTATACATATACAACCACTATAACAGAATACCCTAATATATAATGAACATTTGGAATTTAATATGAATAATTTTGAAAAAAATATGGCAGAAATTTTTGATGTAACTCCTACTATTGTTGAAAAAAAGAAAAAAGAAACTTTACCCGTGACAAAAGAAGCTAAAGAACAAGAACTTCAACAAGATTTAACTGACGCCTACGAACAGTCTAAAGAAAATTTACAAGGTATTATTGATCAAGGCAAAGAAGCCATGGGCGAAATTTTAGAGATTGCCAAAGCAGGCCAACATCCAAGAGCATTTGAAGTATATGGAACCCTACTCAAAAATATGGTAGATGCCAATAAAGAACTTCTTGCCATTCAAAAACAAATTCGTGAGATGGAAGGAATTAAAAAAGATTCTGCGGCCACAAATATTGATAAAGCTATTTTTATTGGTTCTACAAATGAATTAAATAAATTACTCAAAGGTAAAGAGTAATGGCTATTCAAAATAAAGATTCATATCGTGATAATATATTATTAAAAAAAGTAGGCGTAGAGCATAAATTTACAGAAGAACAAGTACAAGAATACATTAAATGTTCCAAAGATCCTGTTTATTTTTGTATAAACTATATTAAGATTGTTAACGTTGATGAAGGCCTAATTAATTTTAACATGTGGGATTTTCAAAAAGAGATGTTAAATCTTTTTAAAGATAACCGATTTGTTATTACTAAATGTCCACGACAAGTTGGTAAAACCACCACAACAGTTGGATATCTTCTTTGGGCAACCATATTTACTGAATCTCAAAACGTAGCCGTTTTGGCAAACAAAGGTTCTCTTGCTCGAGATATTTTGGCTAAGTATCAACTCGCTTACGAAAACTTACCTATATGGTTACAACAAGGCGTGGTGACATGGAACAAAGGTAACGTAGAACTAGAGAATGGGTCTAAAGTTATTGCAGCCTCCACATCATCTTCAGCGGTTCGTGGAGGTTCTTTTAACATTGTATTTCTTGATGAGTTTGCTTTCGTTCCAGGTAATATTGCTAATGAATTCTTTAACTCAGTTTACCCTGTAATTTCTTCTGGTAAATCTTCCAAGATCATTATTGTTTCGACTCCTAACGGTATGAACTTATTTTACAAATTATGGATGGATTCTATTGAAGGTAGAAACAATTACAAAAATTTTGAGATTCATTGGTCTATGGTACCAGGTCGTGATGAAGCTTGGAAAGAAGAAACGATTCGTAATACATCTCAGCGGCAGTTTGATCAAGAGTTTAATACAGAATTTTTAGGTTCTTCCAACACTTTAATTTCTGGTTATAAACTGCAACAATTACGATATATTGATCCAGTTGCTCAACACGATAAGATGAAAATTTATGAACATCCAATCAAAGAAAATGGTGAAGATATTAAAGCAGACCATTTATATTGTATGTCTGTTGACGTATCAGAAGGTAAAAATTTAGACTCCTCAACGTTTTCTATATTTGATATATCAACTACACCATATAAACAGGTAGCCACTTATTCAAGTTCATCTATATCACCAATCTTATTCCCTACGGTGATTGTGAATGCTGCTAGATTGTATAATGATGCTTTTGTTTTGGTAGAGATTAACAACAATCCACAGGTGGCGGACTTTATACATTCAGATTTAGAATATGAGAATCTATTGAAAGTATTTACAGGTAACAAAAAACCACAGCAACTTTCAGCCGGATTTGCTCGTGGTATTCAGATGGGACTTAAAATGTCCACTCAGGTTAAACAGGTTGGATGTTCAAACCTTAAAACTTTAATTGAAGGTGATAAGCTTTTAATCAATGATTTTGACACTTACTCTGAGTTAACTACATTTGAACAACACAAAACATCGTTTGCGGCCGCAGAAGGTGCCAACGATGACATGGCTATGACTTTGGTTATTTTTGCTTGGGCAACCACTCAAAAGTACTTCAGAGAAATTGTAAAT